AATAGCCTCAGCAAAAGACTCAGTCAGCCAGGAAACAATGTCAGACCGAGCATCAGCCATAGTCGCATTCTTGACAGCAGCATAGGCAGAAAGCTCATCAGCCTTCAGTTCTACCTCACTGATAGTAGGCGCAGCCTCAACAGAGGTATTCCCCCAGTAAGTGCTGGAAGACGCTGTTTCAGTAGGGAAGGACTGAGTATCCGTAGTCATGTCCCAAATACGGGCATCACGCAGGATAACACTGGACTCACGGGCATAAGTTAGAATCTCCCGATCTACGATATCGGCAATAGGAAACACGTTTCCGGTATCACCAATGTCAGTGGTCGTCCCTTTATAGGTTTCCTGAAATTTCCGATAAGCATTAGGATCTTGCTGAATAGCCGCACGAATGAACAGACAAAAATACTTGGCCATCTCCTGACGAGTTTCCTCATCAATAGTATGGGCATGAAAAGATTTGTCCATCAACCGTTTACCCTGTTTGGCCATATCAAACCCGCCCAAGAACTCTTTCAGGTCTTTCTCTTCAGGCTGTTTGAGATCCCCACCAGGGAGAACAAACCCACGTTTGGCAGCTTCCTGATAGCTGACAATCTGGGCTTCCATTTCTTCTTGTTTTTCTTTGACCGTATTCAGGTTAGTTGCCATCCCCTGAATCAATTCGGTTAATTGCTTTACAAAGTCCATTTATTTTTCCTCCATAAGATTTTTTAGATTAAGGGTTACTTGTTTAAGGATTTCCTCTTCCTCAGGGGAGAGTCCATCGGCCTTTTCCTCTTGGATTTCCTTATTGTCATCTTGACTAAGGGCTTCCTTGTATAAATCCTCTGCATTGTCCTCAGACACAGATTTTTCATCTACTTCTTCATGTGTATCAGATTCATTGGTCTTTGTCAAGTTAGTGATAAAACTTTTAATCTCAACCATTGGCTGAGTAAGTTCATTGCCCAAAAACACAAGTAAATCATTCTTTTCAGTTTTGACCGCTTCAGTCAAACCATCAAGTTTCTCTAACATCTTTTCCAGCAATTCTTTAATTTCCATATCATTATTCTCCTCTACATTTTTATTTTCAAATTCTCCTTTGACAGTAATAAGTTCTTCAGGAGTTTCTTCTTTAGTTACCTGTTCTGGCACTTGTACCATAAAGGATTTTTCCTCATCCTCAAACTCAATATCTTTAACAGCCAACTGCTCCAGAATCAAATCCCTATCCTTTGGGTCCATCATTTCCTTAATCTCATCTACAGATTTGGACATGATACTTTTAGCCAAAGAGTTTACCTGTAAGGCACTGGGATTGCTGGGTACAGCACAAGCAGACAATTCAAGCAATTCCTGTTTGGTAAACCTGCGACCAGGCCAAAAATGGGTAGGATTATCATCACTGTCTTTTTCCATCTCTTCCCATTTAATAGGAATAAATCCCACAGAAGAAGCATTCAAAACTTTCTCCTGAAACAAGGCCAGAATCATATCGGCAAAGGGATAAATGCCCTCGCTAGGAAATTTTTCATGGAATTCAAGCCTTGCTGGGTTCTTTCTACGGACCACTTTGGTAGCAGAACCAATTGGAACACCAGAATGGTCATGGGCATATAGGAAAACAGGATTCTTTAAAAAATTGTCCATCTCCCAACCATTGACCATGATAATATCCCCATCACGGTCTTTGGTTTCATCACTACCCACAATAACCAATGTTCTATCATTTTTGTTAATAGCCTTAACAGCCCCAAACATATCAGTGGCAAATACATCCTCACCATTATGTTTTACAGGCTGTCCACTTTCATCTTTTATTACATAAGCCATAATTATAACCTCCTAATCTTTTACTGGTAGTTCAATACACCTGCAATTTATAACCTCACGGGCAGGTCCATTAGTATCACCTGGAAATTGCAAACTGGCACCACCCACAATCCAAGGTTGCCCAACTTGTATTACTTTACCGTGCATCTGCCTATGAGATACTCGTACTCTTTCATCTAAAGCTGTGTACCATTTTTTTTTCTTATATCCTGCATCCCTTATCTCAACAGTCCTGCCAAAATTAACAGCCGAAATAACCTCAGTCCTGGCAATAGTTATTGCCCTGCGGTGTCCATTGGACATGACTTTCTTTATTCGGGTAGCAATCTGTTCTATAGACTCATTGGCAGAAACCCCATCAATCAAGGCTTGTCTGATTTGGTCCCTTACTGTATTGACTACCCTACTAACTTGTATGGGCTTACTTGTCAAAAATCCAATAATTTCTGGGTCATTGATATTAAAACCAATCCCCAGACCATAAGTATTGATAATGGACATAGCCCCCAAACGGGCAGCAGATTCATAAATGGGGACTGTCTGAATGGTCAATAATTTCTTTTCATCATGAAATTCTTCCAGTTCTACATCACCAATACTCTTTTGGTTTAGGAGCTTAAGAGATTTTTTCCTGATTTCAAAAAATACTTTCCTTACCTTGGATTCAAATTCCCATTCGATAACTTGAGATTCGGATACTAATCTACTCCACAATCTTCCAAATTCCACTTCCTCATCATCTGTAAATCCATCTGTGCTGGACCGAAAAATAGAAACCGAAAAAGTATCCTCTTCTACAGGCTTCTTTGGCTCTTCTTCCTCTTCTCCCTCTTCAGGCTTAGGAGCAGGCAATGCCGGTGGTTTTGGTCCAGGTAGTTGTGGATTGATTCCCGTGGTATCCAATGTGCCATCTTCATTAACCCTGACAACATTGCTGGGGACATACCAGAAATTTCTCCACTCCTTATATTCAAAACCCAAACTAAGACGATCATTTATCTCATTGGGTGAAAATCCCATTTTAAATAGTTTTTCTCCGGTAGCTACTTTGTCTTTATAATCTTCATGTAAGGCTTCAACATTTGATGTATCAAATGTCACCCTGCGCTTAGGGTTGTTTCTATAAAAAAGGAAAGTGAGCCCTTCATCAATCATATTCATAAGGGGTAAGTTAGTACCTTGCCACCATTCACGCCTTTCAGTCTTAGCCGTGGCCTGATTCAAATCCTCGGTAACGGAAATGATAATCTTTTTCATTCCGAAGACCTGCATAATGGATTCCCGATTCATCCTTCTTAATTCGGGAAATTCCATATCCTTATGTGATAATCCCATTTGAGTGTATTTAAGGCCACTATCCAAGACAGCTAAACGATGGGCTTTTCTATAACCGGCATGTTTATCTTCAAACTGCTTCTTAATTCTTTCAAAAGTAGTGTCATTTAATTTAAGATCGGTAGAAATGATACCACCAGGGACTGCACCCTCATCAAAGAATTTCTCATTATAGCTGGCTGCTTTATAATCAGTACGGACTGGTATTTTGCCTGCTTCAATAGGTGCCATACCCATAATATCACTTTTGGGGTTAAAAAATTTTAAGGAAGCTACTTCGTCAGGCATAAGAATAATGGATTTCTTATTTTTAGTAGGTGTGTAATTCCAGTAATTTAGTTGTCCGGTTGCTTCATCTAAAGCAGGTTCCATATTAGCCGAACGAATAAGCCATAGAGAACCAAATTTAGGGGCATTAGGCGGGAAAGGCAGCATCCAGACATGACCAGAAAGTAACAGGTGGGAAACTAAAGCGTTGATAAATTCAAATGTGGTAGGCATTAAGGGGTTTGGACTGTTTAGCAAAACTTGGTCTGGGTCTGTTTCTGGTACTGCTACCCACCCTTTGCTGCTTTTCTGCTCTATAATCAGTGGTACTTGAGCTATAGCTTTGGCTGTAGTGGAAATACAGACATAAACCAAGTCTGATTTCTCATAGGGGTCTGTCATAACCCCACCAAAGTCATCATACTGCATATTTTTGAGGAAGATAGAATCTATCAACCCCTTCATCTCAAAATAAGAGTGCCTGATTTTCTCTAGTCTGTTCATTCAGGTTTCTTTCCTAAGTCTTCAGTTAAAAAGGTGAAAACAAAATCAGCCAGATATTTTATCCCATAAACTAATGCAAAAACGGCAAATCCTATTTTGATACAAAAAGCCACTGCTTCGATCAATGGGCTGAACCAATACATAAACCCCCCTATTTAACAACAACTTCTATCAACCTGTCTTTGTAGGTATCCACCAGATAGTTTTTAACTCTGGAATCACGGATATCTGTGGCATTGGGAAATTTCTCTAAAACAATGTTGCGCTCGACTTCGTTTAACCGCCTCCAGATTTCAACACTGGCATATTCCCTGTCCTGATTTCTCCTGTAGTCAATCATAAAAACCTCACCATAGGCCCAACACCATATTCCTTGAAAAATGTGTGTACAGCATATCGTTCAGCATCAACAGCATGGTTGTTGAATTTAATAGGATCATCTAATATCTTTTCAGTCTTTCGATCTACTTTCCAAGAATAACTCCGTTTCTCTTTTAAAAGGTTGTCCGACCCCCTGACAATATAGGTTTTAAACCTTTTCACCATATCAATTCCATCTTTAATGGATTTATCGGCAGGGACTACATTATAACCAGCATCACTAATTTCAGAAATGCGATCAGGCTCGGCAGAATCACAAAAAACAAAGGAATTACGTTTATGTTCGGCAGGGATAACTTCATTCATAGCAACAATAAGGTCAGTATTGGTCAATCCAGTTTGGTAAATTTTCTCTTCTTCATACAATTCACCATCTTTTATGCCAATTTTAATCAAAGCACTGGGATTATTGAAGCCAAAATCCAGTCCATAGATAATTTCTTCACAATTTAAGGGGAATCTATCAATCACAGACCAGTTGGAATAAATAACATGCTCAAGCTTTCCCCATTCACCTAAACCGTAGATACGAAAGTAATTTGGATTGTCTTCTTCCAAATCAGTCAAAATTTTAATATATTCATCACTTAAAAATGGATTATCCTTGTAATTACTAACAATTTCCTTTAAATCTTCGTTTTTCCACTTCTCAATCAGCTTATCTTTAAGCCAATGATTCTCATCCTCAGGATTAAAAGCAATAAATAACTGATTGGGAATCCAGCCTTTGCCGTGTCCAGGCTTGTGCATGGGTGCAGACATTCTTGTTCTTAGAATAATAAAGTCTTCATAAGTAAATTCAGTACCCTCTTCCATGAAAATGTCATTCCACTCGGTACTTTTAATCTTGCTAGGGTCATCAAGACAACCAAACTGTACTAACGACTTACCATAAGAGAAACACATTTCCATCTTACTTTCCTTAACCCTGCCATAAAGCCCTAACCTATCTAGATAACTAGTAAAATCCCTGTAAGTGCTTTTCCTTAAACTAGGTAGGGTCTTTCTAAGCATAAGTATCTGCCGACCAGGAAAAGCAAAGAACCTTTCAGTCAGCAATTGGATGATACTATACGATTTACTACTCCTTGCACCCCCTCTATTCACTACAACCGGAACCTTACATTCCTTATTCTGCATAAACACATCAGTAACAGCAATCCCCCCACTACTGTTTTTCTTTAGCCTGCCTTTTGGCGGCATTTTGACCCCCCTTAGCCAATGTATACTTAAACGTAATAGGCTTCACATCCACACTAACATCAGTCTTCTCAATCCAACCTCTTTCCCGACCTTTACATTTCAAATAAAACAGTATGGCAGTCATATTACCTTTTTCAATCTGCTCATCCAGTTTATCTTCAACAAGATCAATTTCCTCTTCCACCACCTGAGTGACAATATCCTTTAAAACCTTAGATTTCAGTATATATTTTTCCAAGGTCTTTTTAGTTATTTTCAATGCCTTGGCAGCACTGGCCACCTTTCCTTTATACCTGTGCAATTCACGGGCAAGGTCTGACTGCTTATACACCCCTATAATGGGATCATTTGGGTCTTCCAAAGCACGGGCAAATTTACTATTCTTGCCTATTTTCTTACTTGCAGGACTTAAGGCCATCTCCAGTCTCCTTTTGCAGTTCTAATATAACTTCTATCAATAAATCAAACCCTTGTCAATAGCCTTGATTTTCACTCATTTTAATCAATTAATAATTTATTTATATGAATTAAAAAAAAATTAGCATCTACCATATCCATTCAGAATCATTCAGAAAAACAAGAATTCATTATTAATGAAAAAAGAAAAAGTACAAGCAAACAAACTTGAAAACCAATTAATAGCATTTATTTCAGATGAAGTGATGATAAAACAGTAAAAAATAGTATAAGAAAAGCATTGATATAATGATTATATCAATCCATTTCTCCATAAGTATAGGAAAGTATTGACAGTAAGAATAGCAGTGGTGACTAAAGATAATTGTCATAGTAAATGAATAAAAATAAGATTAATAATTTATGAAAATGGTGAAGTTATAAGGGGATCATAGTATTAGGGTATCCCCTGGCTTACAGATTTTCAACCGGCCACCCACCGATTGTCGGAATTCTTTACAGTTTATTGCTAATAATTACTAATAACTAAAATTGTAAAGAATTCTGACAATACTTGGAAAAGGGCAAGGCACAGGACTGGCAAGGCACAGGACCGGCAAGGCACAGGACCGGCACAGGACCGGCACAGGACCGGCACAGGACCGGCAAGGCACAGGACCGGCACTGGCAAGGCACAGGACCGGCACTGGCAAGGCACA